AACAAAATGGGCGAAATCTCTCCTACAGAACTTGACCGAGTATACAAAGCGGTTGATATTATCAAAGATATCAAAACAATCGAAGCTATGGAAGAGGCTGGAAATTCATATGGTACATCTTATGATGATTATAGCCGTAGATATTATCGTGACAGTTCTTACAGAAATAGCTATGCTCGTGCAGGTCGTGATGGAGACAATGACGGAAGATATAGTGAAGAAAATAGCTATAGAAGAGGTCAGAATTCTATGAATCGCTATAATAACCGTGATGGGTATAGCGGACACGAAGAGAAGGAACAAATGATGCGCCAGATCGAACAGATGATGCGTAAAGTAGAGCAGATGTAAACCCAATTGAGAGGAAGTATAAAAACTTCCTCTCTTTTATGAAAGGAGTTATTATGAACGAAGATATTATTATTGAAATTGAAAAAATGATAGATGAAATACACGGACACTTATCCGTACAAGATGTAAAACTTAATCATATTATCAACCTTATAAGTTATTTAGATTATTGTAGTAAAGAGGAAAAAACATATTCTGAAAATACTCAAGAATTAACAGAAGAAAATGTAACCTCGGATACTTCAATAAGTATATAATTTTTTCATTATAATATGTGCGTATGTAAGAGTACGCACATATTTTATTTTTAAAATAATGTTAAATAATAATTATTGACAAAATTAAAATATTGTGATATATTATAATCAACAAAAAACCAAACACACAAGGAGTAAACAAATGATAAACATTGAAATAAAAGAAAAAGAACAAAATAGACTTGATGAACAGTATAGTGCTTTTGTTAGTTTTGAATACGACCCGGCAATAGTAAATATTATAAAATCTATAAATTTCAGATTTTATAATCCTAATACGACTTGTTGGGAATTACCTATATCACAACTTGAAACTTTCATAAATAAATTGCCTGGATATGATATTAAATTATCTGGTAATTTAGAAATACTTAATGAAGATACTACTGATTTAATCCCGGAAGGTTTTAAGTACAAAACAAAACCTTATAGTCATCAAGAAGTTGCACTTAAATATGGACTTAAATATGATAAGTGGTTTTTAGGTGATGAACAGGGTTTAGGTAAAACTAAACAATCATTAGATATTGCAATTGCAAGAAAAATAAAGTATGGCTATAAACACTGCCTTATAATTTGCGGTGTTAATACTTTGAAGTGGAATTGGCGAAATGAGATAATAACTCATACTGACGAAGCACCCTGGATACTTGGTCAAAAAAGAACAAGAAATAATAAACTTGTTATAGGTAGCACAAAAGACAAAATCAATGACCTCAAGTGGTTATTAGATAATGAGACAAGTACATATTTCCTTATAACAAATGTAGAAAGTTTTAGAGATGAAACTTTTGCCAATACAGTTGCAGAATTATGTCGTAAAAAAATAATCAATATGTGTATTGCTGATGAAATGCACAAAATGAAAAATCCTACAAGTCAGCAATCAAAAGGATTTCTTAAATGCTTACCCGAATGCCGTATCGGTATGACAGGTACCCCTTTAATGAATAATCCACTTGATTTATATGTAATACTTAAATGGCTAGGATACGAAACTCACGCATTTTATAGCTTTAAAAAGCATTATTGTGTAATGGGTGGTTATGGCGGATATGAAATAATCGGTTATCAGAATATGCCTGAATTGACAAGTAAAATGCAGAGCATTATGTTAAGGCGACTTAAAAAGGATGTTCTTGATTTACCTGAAAAAATATATGTGTCTGAATATGTTGATATGACGCCAAAACAAGCTGTTATTTATAAAGAAGTTGAGTCAGCTATTAAATGCGATATTGATTTAATTAAATCTGATAATAATCCTTTATCAAAACTTATAAGATTAAGACAGGCAACTGGGTATACAGGGATATTATCAAGTGAAATTCAAGAATCAGCAAAACTTGACCGACTTGTAGATATTGTGGAAGAAACAATATCAAACGGACAAAAGTGTCTTGTATTCAGTAATTGGACACAAATGACAGATGAAATATTTAAACGACTATGGGATAACTTTGATGTCTTACAAATAACAGGTGAAACACCTGATAGTATAAGACAAGAAATTGTTGATACATTTCAGAATACAGATAAATGTAATGTTTTGGTAGGCACAATAGGTGCAATGGGAACAGGACTCACACTTACAGCAGCTACAGTTGTTATATTTGTTGATGAACCTTGGAATAAAGCATTATTCGACCAAGCTGTTGACAGAGTGCATAGAATTGGTACTAAATCTAATATCACTATTTATTCGTTAATGTGTAAAGACACAATTGATGAAAGAATACATGATATAATTTATAAGAAAGGAGCTATGAGCGATGCGATTATAGACGGTAAAATCCTCAATAATAAAGGTATGGTTATTGACTACTTATTAAGTTGATAAGCGATTTCAAACCTCTTGCGGTTCTCTTGCGGAGGGCTGAACGAAAATGAAAGGAGTGTTAAAATGTATGAGTAACGAAAAAATGTTCAAATTTGACGAAGCTGCTGCGGAGTTAAATATTTCAAGGTATACTTTAAGAGTTTGGTATACTTGGGAAAACAAACTACTGAAGGAAGGAAGTATTACTGAAAGGTATTTACCTGAAGGTTATATTGCAAAAAATGAAAGAGGTACTCCTCGATACTTCACTAAAAAAGATATAGAGAAGTTACGCAAACATAAAGAAAGTATTGTTATAGGACGTAATGGTATCTATGGTAAATTTTCAAACCCTAACCATAAAGAAAAGGAGGCTAAATAATGGATAGTTCAACAGGACAGATACTTGAAGAATGTATTGCACGATATGGAGAAAACAAAGCGTTCATAAAACCTTACGAAGATGAAATCAAAAAAGACAATACAAAAATCAAGGAAATAATGAACAAAGAAAACATCAAAGAGTTTTCAGGTGGTAAATATGTAGCTACAATTCGTGTTGACAAAACCGAAGACTTTGATAGAGAAAAACTTATCGAAGTTATTAGAAAGGATTGGGCTGATAAAGGACTTGGTTATATGCACTGTCCGTACATTATAACTAAATATGAAGTCGATATGGAACGACTTGAAGATGCTATTTATAATGGAAAATTTGATGCCGCAAAACTTGCAGAATGTAAAGTAACAAAAGAAACACCAAAACTTATAATAAAGGAGATAAAAGAATGAGCGCATTTAAAACAACATCTATTAAATTTACATCAAGAGCATCTGTCAAAATAGGAGATTCATATTTCACATTTGAGTCAACTATTGAAAAACAGTGTCCTGAAGAATTTAGTGAAGAAGATTATATTGATGCTAAAAAGTTACTTTGGGATGAAGTAAATACCGAAGTAGATAACCAGATAATCGAAATACAGGAATGCCTAAAAAATAAACGTAAATAAGTCTTTGACTATATTATAGGATTATGTTATAATAAAATAGTCAAAAGTAATTGACCTCGGTTAGTATTGCCGGATGCTAATCGGTAACTGAAGACTAACCGAGTTTTAATCTCGACTTTTTCGTAGCCGGCACTACAAAAAGTCGAGATTGTTTTTCCTTAAAGGAGTACAAAATGAATAGAGACTTTAAAGGTGTTTGGATACCAAAAGAAGTATGGCTAAATAATGAGCTTACAATACTTGATAAAGTAATACTTGTAGAAATTGATAGTTTAGATAATGAAAATCATTGTACAGCTGGTAATGAATATTTTGCTGAGTTTTGTCAATGTAGTGAGTCTAAAATTACAAAGTCAATTACTAAACTAAAAAAGATGGGTTTAATTGAATTTGTTAATTTTAATGGTAGGACACGCACTATAAAGAGTTTACTAAAAAATGAGAGTCGTAAAATTTACGAGGCAGAGTCGCAAAATTTACGACCAATTAATATAAATAATAATTTAGATAATATAGTATCTAAAGATACTATACAATCTGGCGGTGAAACTGAAACAACTTCTTTTGAGTTTGGTATTTCAGAAGATAAAAAACCAAAAAAGAAAACAAATGTTTCAGAACAAGAACTTGCTATTGATTTAGTAAATAACTATACAAAGAATTCAACATTAAAAGCTAAACTTATTGATTTAGTTAAACTGAAAAAAGATATGGCGTCAAAGTCAAGATATAAATTTTATGCAAGTACGATTGAAAATTATCTTAAAGATTTAACTAATACTTTTGGTAATGATAATAAAAGTAAAATAGGAGCTGTTGAATTGAGTATACGATATAATGGAACTACAAAAATAATGATACCACACGAAGTCTATAATTCAGCTGAATATTATAAAGAAAACTTTACATCACCTAAACATGAAGGAGTATATACACCAGCTGTTGATGAAAATGGCAATCCTTTAGTATTTTAAGGAGGTAATATGGAGAGAATAAAAGACTGTATGTATGAGCCATATTGTGATAAAGAATGTCATAGTATGTGCATACGATATTTAGAAACACGTTACTTGTTAGATGCAAGTAATATTCCAAAATCAAAACAAAAAGTAAATCGGTTAGTGCCTGAGAATGAAGATATTGAAGCATTTAATCAACTTGCAGATATCAGAGACGATATTCAAAACTTTGTACGCACAGGTAAAAACTTATACATATATAGCAGTACGTGCGGTAATGGTAAAACTACTTGGGCTATAAAGTTAATGCTACAATACTTCAATGAAATGTGGGCAGGTAATGGTTTTACAGACCGAGGAGTATTTATAAATGTACCAACATTTCTAACACAATGTAAATCTACAATTTCAAAACCAG